AGCAGCACGATCTAACTGCTTGACTACATTCATCTTGAGATTGTATATTGCAATCCACACGGCAAATAGTGCGCGAACTTGTCCAGTATGAGTTGTAAAGTATTCTGCTAACTTAGCACGCATACGCTCAGTCATAGGTCTAGACTCAAAGTATTTGTAGAAGTCAGTGACTAAGTTTTGTAGATTGCCACTTACTATCTTGCTGTTGATGTATGTGGTGAACAGTTGCTCAAACTGTGTTCTACTTTGCGGAGCATTGTTCATAAAGTCAGTTATAGCTTGACCATAGCGTTGTTGTGCTGCTTTGGCTCGCTGTAGTAGTGTTTGATTTACTGCCACTTTAGGAACTGTAGGCATAGCACTAGGTATAATGGCCACATTGCTATTATTCTTTAGACGGCCAATAGTTCCGTTTAGCGGTTGTGCCATATCAGTTGATGTAGCATTTGGATCCAAATACTGATGAACTGCTATTCCAGCTGACTTGTTAGTCATAAGATTGCCAAGAGGACTATCTACTTCTACTGTGTATGCTATTCCATTTGGGTTAGCACGAAACTTGTATAGTCCGTTATCTGCTGCTAATGGTTGACTGAATAGCAAATCTCCCCAGTAGTATCCAGTTGCACCATTTGTTGCTCGTTCTAGTCCTGGCCATAGTTCGGTTACGATGCTTACCAGATTGCTGCGTGCACGCTCTCCTCGTGCTTGTTCATACTGCATCCATTGTTGTGGGCTATGTAGCTGTCTAACTGCGGGATCAGCTTTGTTGAACATATGCTTGTCCATAATGGTAAAGTTGCCATCTGAACCGCGACCAAATATTAGTGCTGGGTAACCGTCCCACTTGATAGTGATTGCTTTAGGTTGACTAGCAGTATTGACTATAGCGTCAATAGCACGTTGTATACCGCTAGCATCTTGCAGGAACACCAAATCCTCTGGGTGATCCAAATGGCCCTTTGCTTCCTTTAGTTGTCGTGATTCTGCTAGTAGTTCTCGTATCAGCATTTACTTTATCCAACGTGCTACTTGCTCGCCTATGATATAGTCTACCATTTTGTTTGCTGCTTCTTCTATGCCATCAATTCTAGAATGTCCGAATTCTGAAGAACTATTATCGTTTCTGGCCTCAGCTTCAACTGCATTGAACAATAGATGCATATAAAGAGTTGTTTTTTCTTTTACCTTTGTCGCAGCTCTATTTCCAAAAGTATACACAAGATATGTGCACACTCCTAGTAGTGCATTTACAATAACTACATTACTGCCTTGAGCTTCCCCCCGAATGCCGTTTTTTTGTCTTTCTGTTAGTGCAACATCCCAAAAATATCTTGCTAATTTAGGTACCTCTTTTACTATCTCTGCCTCTTTTGGATCAGCAATTTGTTCTATATTATCCCCATATTTTGATTGTAAATCTTGATATATCAAATTCCATTTTGGTATGGAATGATTTCCGATTGTTGGCATCTCCTCCATAATAAACTTTGATTTTTTGCGTGAATAATTCATTTTATAAGACTCCATTAGCTCGTCAAACGAACGAGAAGGTGATTTTGATTTGTCCATCACAGAATAATCAATTTCTTCTCCAGACCCAGACATTGAATTTATTGCATTACTCACCATCTCAATTGAAGTTCTCAAAGCACGAGTTTCTTTTTTTAGTGCTTGAATGTCTGTAGCATAGTTAATAACATGGTCCAGTTCATGATTCAGTTCATTTTTTGCTTGTTCAATCTGTTCAACTTTAGATTGAATCTTATTTTGAACCTCAGGAAATTCTTTTTGAATAAAATTCTTAATCATAGTGCTGGCTTGTTTGCTGCGTTTTCCAACACGCTGACGATATTTCTGAGCCTCTGGATCTTGTCTCCACGCTTGTTTTTCTTGCTTAATCTTGTTAGATATGTCAAGTAGTTCCTGTTCTTTTTGTAGTATTTTGTCCTGAACTACCTTTAGTTTTTCCATATCTACTATTGGGGTTCTTTCTTCCAAATCTTCAATTTTTTGCTGCAACGCTGCGGTTTCAGCCTCTTGTTCTTTACTTAGTCGCTGAATTTTTTGCTCTAATGATCCCTTTAGTTCTGTGCCTGCAATTTGTTTAGCTTCTAAATCAGCAATAGACTGTTGAAGTTCTTCAAAGTTTTCAGAAGAAATTCTTTCCTGAGCACTCATTCTGTCTATCTTGTCAGAAAACTCAGCAAATTTTTTAGGATCAACTTGTTTAGTTGCAAAGTCTTGAACTTGTTTTTTTAATTGCTCGTATTGTTCTGAATTAACTCCAGGTTTTGATTGTAGTTGTTCTACTTTTGCTAACAAATTTTGTACTTCACTTGTGTCAACGCGACGTTTTTCTACGTCACCTTTTAATTGCCCGCTAAGTTGTTTTAGTCTTTCTATTTCTGATTGAGTTGTTTTTCCAGTGTTCTCTATAGACTGAAATTCTTTTTGTAAAGAAGATAAGTTTGTGTTGAGTTTTTCATTTTCACGACGCTGAGAATTAATAACTTGATTCTGCTGCAAATCTCTTTTTTCAAAATCGTCTAGTTTATCAGCCAAGTATAAGTTCAATGCTTGATCGGCGGGACGATCAGGATATTTACGCTGAGCTTGAAATACTATATCTTGTTCTTTCGGGAGTTCTCTCTTAATTGCATCTCCAGAATCTTTTTTGTTATCTCGTTCTAACAGTGTAGAATCTATAACATTAGATGCCCAGTTTTCAAACTCCAATAACTCTTTCATTTTAGTGTCCTTTTATACCAGTAAGACGCTTGATTCTTTCTAGCTCATCTTCTTTAAGTGGAGGCGCGACATTTGGCTCCTCTGGTTCTCCAGGAAGTGGCGGTAACTCTTCTCCGCCTAATGGTGGTGCCTCTTTTTTGTTTCCAGGAGGAGCTACTGGCTCTGGGTTAGTAGCTGGTGGCGTAGCTGGTAAATCTGTAGGTTCTGCTGAGCCTGGCTCTTCTTGTTCAATTTGATCCAATACTTCTTCATAAGCACTATCGCTATCAATATTTTCGCTCATCCATCCAATAATAACTGGCTTGGCATCATTGTCTGGGTCTGCCTTGGCCGCTTTGCGTAGTCTCTGAAATAATCTATCATCTTGTATGTAATCTTGTATTATGCCGATAGCATTAGTAGCATCTGGCCCTAGTGATAGTTCTTCTGAATCATCGCCTAGTAACTTTACTAGCTCTTCAATCTGGCCTTCCATATTAGGTTCCAAATCTTCATCCAACTCATTGGTTGCTATCATAACATCTTCGGCTTCAACTATTTGTTGCGTGCTGATGTTGTATCTGTTCAATACTGGTAGTGCAGATTCTATTCTAGGATCCAATGCACGATTAGCAAACATTTCTACCAAGTCATCGGTATCTTGATCTTCCATAAGAGTAGGAGCCCAGTTTTCAAAGTAGTTTCTGAATCCACGACTGCTACGCATTTTTTTCATTGTCTCGCGTAGTTCTAGATACTTTTGTGCTGCTTCGTAGATAACAGTATCTACACCTTCATTGAACTGTTTGTTTTTAGTTGCACGAATGAATCCGCCCAATTTTGCTACGTCTTCGCTAAGCTGGGCTATGTGCTTTCCGCGTTCGTCATATGGATTTCCGCCTTCAGCAATCAGTCTGGCATATACATATCCAACACTTGGTTTTTTGGTTGGCAATAAGAAGCGTTCGCCTTCTGCGTTTTCTACAAATATCTTATCAACGTGTCTGTATCGTTGATCAGTTTCTTCTAGTGACTTGTTATGCTTGATGATAAGTTTTACTGTCGGAGGAGTTTTGTCGCTATAACTTGTATTGCGAGTTCCGTAATAGCCTTCGTTCAGATTTTCGTTGTAGTTTCTGCGTTCCATATAATCATTCAAGTTGTCTAGTGTATCCAACTTGAATCCTTTTAGTCCGTGTTCATTGCCCCACATACGTAGTTCTTTGACAAAATCCAACCACGCACTGCTTACCTCTTCTATTGCTGATTTGTTGTAGAACACCGTCATTTTCTTTAGATTGTCTATAGCAACATGTGCGGTGCCGTATTGCTTTCTGCCCTTTTTGAAAGTAAAGTTGAAACCTGTTGCTTGCTCTGGAGTAACACTTTTCTTGCCAAACTTTACTCCTTCTGGCCTGAAGTTTTTCATCTTTAAAAAGTCATACAAATCCTGATTGATAGTAACATTGTTTGGCATATCTGTTGTCCGTTTATGTTGTATTTATCAAATATCTTACTTATATAGGCTTAGTATATTGTCTGGAACTACTCTGCTATCAAATACATGTCGCACATCTCCAACAGTAAAGAATCCTCGTTTTTTTGCTCCTGGAGCTTCTTTGAAAACTGGATTTTGATCCCAAACACTTCCACGATTTAGCTTATTTGCTGCTATATGCTTGAACACTGGAATGTTGTATGCTCTTCGTGCCCCCAGTATAAAATCATCAGATACTCTATGTGTTATTGCCGCTGGCATAAATGTAGATAAGTAGATATCGCTAGCAGTGCTACCTGGTGGTAACTTTTTAATCTTGAAATACTTGAGCACATAATCTAGTTGATCTACGGCAGACATATTGCGTAGTTGTTCTGTGCTAGTTCCTAATGCTTTTGCTGTGTTAGGCATAAACTGTATAAGCCCAGTTGCTCCTATTTTGTTGGTAATAGCTGGATTTAGAGTTCCACGTGTTTCAAGATACATCACTCTAATTAGATCGGCAGGTTCAACTTGTAACTCTTGAGATATCTGCTTGAGTTTTTTTATGAACGCTACACTATGAACTGTTTGTCTATCGTCTTTTTTATTGGCAAGACGTTGTAGTTCTTGTGTATGTTCTGGTTCACTTAGTTGTTGTGGCTGATTTCCATAGTATTTGTATCCTAATCCGCCCAGACCAATTCCAGCTGCCAATGCTGCCGCACCTAGTTTTTTCTTTAGGTCTTCATCTAGTTGCTCTGGTGGTAAGTTTTTAGCATCGTCTATGATCTTGTCTAACTTTTCTTTATCACGTGGATCTATTAGTGGCGTTAAGTCAATAGCAGTTTTAATGTCTGTAGTGTTTTTGCTTTGTAGTATGTCTATGATTATCTTGAGCTTTTCTAGAGTATTAGCAGTTCGTGTCTGTGCCAAATCGCGCAGTGCGGCTGCTTGCTGATCTGTAATCTTTTGAACACTCATCAGCGAGTTTTGTAGTGCTTTTACGGTTCTAACGCTTAATAGATAGTTGTGTCCAAGTCGTTGGCTCCAAGTGTTGGCTCGTTCTATTAGATATCGTCCAATTCTAATAGCAGTTTGTAATGTTCGCAAGCTGTCATAGTAATGAACTTGCTTGCCACGCTGTAAGCACCATTCCCAAGCACTATCTAAGTCATCTCTTGTTTCGTATTGTATGTGATCTTGCGGGTCACGATGTCTTC